GAAATCACAATTTATTCTTGTAGCCTGCCGCTGATACCGTCTGGATTGTGCATTCCCTTTCTTTTTGTTCCCTTTAATTAGCCATGAACTGCTTCATGCCCTGAGACTTGGAGCCGGGGTTGTCGTTACCATAGCCCTCCAGCAGATTGATAGCACCCCACACGCCGAGACCGGCACCGAGGGCAACAACGAGGGTCTGGAGGACTTCGATAGCAGAGTTAAAGAATTCCATAGTCGTTTCTCCTTTATAAATGAAAGTTGTAGACCGTCCGTACACACCTGAAGTTACATATTAAAGCCGCAAACTGCGGCGAGAGTGAGCTTGCCGGTGTACCTCTCTGGTCAGGATAAAATAAAACCGCCTACCGGGTCAGGCAGACGGGAGCGAATCAGCATCAATCACAACAAATTCATCATTGGGATTGATTTTTTCTTTTCGGTTCAGATATTTTTCAATATCGAAGGTGTTTTTGGGGTCATAGTCCGAGGTCAGCTTGTAGTTGGGGTGCTGGGTCAGGTCGTACTTGTCAGAAAGAAACGGTCTGACGCCGCGCAGCTGCAAGATGCACTTGCCGCCGTCCAGCACCGCCAGCTCATCCCGGCTCAATAACTCGTGCCCCATCTTTTGGAACGTAGTGCCATAGCTAGGACTGTTGCCACGGGTGTCCGAGGTGTTGAATGCGTCGATGGTCTCTTTTCCCAGCATTTCGGACAGGTCTTTCAGGGTGGTAGGCTCACTGCCGCCGAGGAAAATCTGGCTGTCCATGTTGCCCACGATGGTGTCCGCATTGTCCTTGTAGATGGCTTTCAACTGACTTCTTGCCTGCAAAACAAGGCAGGCAGAGATCTCACGGCTGCGAATGGTCGCCACCAGCTTTTCCAGATTGGGAATCTGCCCGATGTTGGCGCACTCGTCGATAAGGCACCGCACATGGATGGGTAGCTTGCCGCCGTACACATCATCTGCTTTATCACACAGTAAATTGAAAAGCTGGGTGTAAACCATGCTGATGAGGAAGTTAAAGGTTGAATCCGTGTCCGACATGATGAGGAACAACGCCGTCTTCTTATCGCCCAGCGTGTCCAGCGCCAGCTCATCGTACATGGTGAGGTCCCGCAGCTCTTGGATGTCGAAGGGCGCAAGCCGGGCACCACAGGAAATGAGGATGGATTTTGCGGTCTTTCCTGCGGCCAGCTTGTAAAGTTTGTACTGCCGCACGGCAAAGGAGTTGGGCTTCTTTTTTGCCAGTTCTTCAAACAGCAAGTCCACCGGATTCTGGTATTCCTCGTCGTCCTCCAGCACCTGCATGGTGTTGAGCATTTCCAGCAGAGTAGCGAAGTTCTGCTCCTCCACCGGGGCTTCATAATGCAGATAGGCGATCAGTGCCGTCAGCAAAAGACGCTCGCTTTTCTCCCAGAAAGGGTCTCCGCCGGACCCATCGCCTTTGGTGTTGGTCATCAGCGTTGTCACCAGTTTCAGAATGTCCTTTTCGCTGTGGACATAGGCGAAGGGATTGTAGTGCATACTCTTGGAAAAGTTAATTGTATTCAGGATTTTCAGCTTGTAGCCGTTCTTCAGGAGGGCGTTCCCGCACTCGACCACGATACTACCTTTGGGGTTTGTTACCACATAGGAACTGTGCATTTGCAGAAGGTTGGGCTTGAGCCAAAACCGGGTCTTGCCGCTGCCGGAGCCGCCCACTACCAGCACATTTTTATTCCGGGCGTTCTTGGGGTCAGGCGGACGGTTGGACATCATCAGACGTTCCGTTTGGGTAAGGATGATATTGTCCTCAAACTTCGGAGCCATGAACGGCTCAATGTCCTTGGGGGTGCCCCACCGGGCAGAGCCATACTCCATGCCGTGCCGGTACTTCTTGGCGTTTTTGCCACGCAGATAGACCGCCAGCCGTAGCCCTGCGCCACAGCATAAGCCCACCAGCAAATCAAGCGGATGCAGGCTGGGCAGAGGATTCGCAAATGCCAACGGAACAGTGCCCATCATGGACATGATCTTATCCCCCAGCTCCTTGCCCTCGGCAAGCCGCCATGCTTCGCCAAAGTTAGTCGCTACCAGCCCCAGCAGAAGATAGGGCAGATACAGCGCCAGCAGCTTAGAAAGCTTCTTTTTGCTCATAGTCCACGCTCCTGTTCCTTGTGCCGGACTTTGCCGGGGAGTTCTGCCGCTGCCTGCACCAGTTCCTGCAACCGTGCCAGAACCGAGGGGCGTTTGTCCTTGTTCAGCAGGGATGCCGAATACTCTTTGAACGCCGAGTGAAAGGCTTCTGCGTCCGGGGCTTTGAAAAAGACCAGATACCGGGGCGGCACCTCGGAGGTGTCCTTGCGGATGGCGTAGTCGATGCCGTACTTTTTGGCATAGCGTTCCAGCCCACGAATGCCGGTCTTGCTGATCTCCACGCTGGACACGCCCCGGTTCTGCCGCAGAAGGGTGCGGACGCTCTGCTTGCCTTGGGATGCCTTGGACTGGTACAGCCGAAGCGCTGCCTTTACTGCCCGCAGGACAGTCCGGGCTGACAGCTTTGTGGTGGAGATCATAATGTTGAATGTCTTTTGTTCGATTTCTTCCTGCACTGCCATCACCTCCCGTGCAGCAGGGTGATTTCAGCCATGCAAATTCTCCTCTCCGTTCAGCCCGATTTCGCCGCTTCGTGCCGCCTGCAGCAGAGCCGCCACAAAGAAGCCGAAAAAGGCACCCGCTTCAAAAAATGCGAAACCGATAAAAAAGTTCAGCATGGCACACCTCAGTCAATGCAGATGCAGGTCAGCTTCTGCCCATCTGCCATCAGGGTGGTGCTGTGGCTTTCCAGATAGGTCTGAAAGCGGTAAATGTCCTCCACCGTCAGGGACACGATGGCTCCGTGCCCCTCGGTGCGGTAGAAAATGACCGGGCCGGTCAGGTACCGCTTGCCTGCCAGTTTGAGGACCTGCGCCGGATTGTAGCTGATAAACAGCGGCGCACCCTTCACGGCGATCAGGGCATCTTCCTCATCGAAACAGGGAAGAATGGAAGGAGCATCTTCCTCCATGATAATGGTCAGGTCCATGTCCGGGCCGATGGCGGCAAGGTAGACATTCTCGCTTGCCATTTCGGTCAAGCAGGATGCCGCCTGTTTCAGCATAGACAGAATGTTCACGTCCACCGTGATCTGCGGAGCGTGAGTTGCGGAGTGAAAAGGAATCGTATTGTTCATGGGCGTTACCTCCTGAATTTTTGCAAAAATAAAAGACCCGATTGGGTCTTACGTTCATCGTTCTGCTTCCTGCTTGCGCTTTTTTAGCTTAGCCTGCTGCCGTTGCTGCTGCCACGCATCCAGAAGCTGAATGATTTTTTCTTCCATTTGTCGGGGCGTATAGCTGCGCGGAAAGTATTTGCGCAGGGTCTCATTTTTGATGGTCACAGTGTCTTGTTCACTCTTTTTCTCTTGACTCATCACATCAAATGCCTTTTCATAGCTAAATTCACCCTGCTGCGCCATCTTCTTTAACTGCTGGGCTTGCGATACAGAGGGGGCGTTTTGCGTGTCCCGCATCGCTTCCAAAAAATCCCGCTGTTGGCTTTCGTCCAGATAGGACAGCTCCACAGCGGGATTGAAGGAGATTTTCTTTTCGTCTACCATGTCCAGCAGTTCGGGGACGAGGTTGGTCAGGCGGATAAAACGCTGGACATTACGGGCACTTTCGCCGGAATCTTCCGCAAGCGATTCATCGGCCCGGAACTTCGTGCCAACTTGGCACGAAGTTAAATCTGACCTAGCACCTTGATTTTTCAGGGCTTCCAGCTTCATTTTGTAGGCGAAAGCCCGTTCACTGGGCAGGATGTGTTCACGCTGCAAATTGGAATCCACCATCAATATCACAGCAGCATCGTCCGACATCTGCCGCACAATGACCGGCAGGGTGTCCAGCCCGGCAAGTTTAGCCGCATACTGGCGGCGGTGCCCGGAGATGATCTCATAGCCGTCACCGTCTGGGCGAGGGCGGGCGATCAGCGGAGCCAGCACACCGTACTGTGCGATGCTCTCCACCGTCCGGGTCATGGCTTCATCGTCCAGCACCTTGAAAGGGTGGTTGGTGAAGGGGTGTAGCGCATCAATGGGAATCTGCTGTACCTGCTCCCGCTGTTCCTCCTGTCGGTTTTCCTCGGTGGAAAACAGGTTATCTAGCCCTTTCAGAGCTAAGTTTCCGCTGTCGATTGGCATCCGCCTGCACCTCCTTTGCAAGAGATTTGTAGGCTTCTGCCACCTTGCCCTTGGGGTCATAGGCAAAGATGCTTTTGCCTGCCGCACTGGTTTCTGCCGCACGGACGGAACGGGGAATGCTCTGCTCAAACACCTTCAGGTGTTTTCCGTATGCCTGCCGGATCAGATTGCTGATCTGTTTTCCGTAGTTGGTGCGGCTGTCGGTCATGGTCAGCAAGATACCCTCGATTTTCAGCTTCGGGTTGATCTGCCGCCGGACCTTCTGCACAGTCTGCAAAAGCTGTTCCAGACCTTTGGCAGACAGGTACTGCGCCTGCACAGGAATCAAAGCAGCGTCTGCCGCCGCCAGTGCGTTGATCGTCAGCATCCCCAGCGAGGGCATACAGTCCAGCAGAATAAAATCGTACTCCCGCTTGGCACTGTCCAGCACCTGTTTCAGCATCTTTTCCCGGTTCATACTGTTCACGAGGGTAACTTCCAGCCCTGCCAGTTCGATGTTCGCCGGAATCAGGTCAACGCCCTCCGCATGGTGCAGAATGCCCTCACCGGGCTGGATGGGCTGGTCGTTCATGGCTTTTTGCATCAGGGTAGAGAGGGTAGTGGGCAGTTCATCGGGCTGTTGCCATCCCATGCTGATGGTCAAGCTGCCCTGTGGGTCGGTGTCCACCAACAGGACTTTTTTGCCCTCGGCTGCAAGGCCAACACCCAAGTTCTCACAGGTGGTGCTTTTTCCCACACCACCCTTTTGATTGGTGACTGCGATAATCGTAGCTTTCTTTGCGATAACATCACCCCGCCTTCGGTGAACCGCGCGCAAAGTCGTGGTTCGTCTTGTTCTGATAGTAGAGGTTCATGGTGGTGGGCGCATTGTAGAGCATCGCCAGCAGATACTGCTTCATATTCCGCACCGGGGCGGTGTTCTCTGCCAGAGAATCCAGCACAAAACGGATGTGGTCAGCGTTCAGCTTTTTCAGCCGGCTGCGTACCACCTCGGTGGGCTTGTCATCTCCGGCAATCCGCAATATCTTGCGTTTGGTGGAACAGGTGTCCACAAGCAGGTCTACGATCTGGTAGATGGTGTCCTCATCGTCCGGGCAGAGCCGGAGCAGAAGGTCTACCTCCAATGCCTGATAAAAATAATCCTCAAGCTGCTCCCGGATGCCACCGGAATAGATAGGGTCAGGATCGTTCCGCTCTGTTTTATTCTTATCAGTCTTATTTGCTTGCGGTTTTGGCTGCTCCAGAGTTGCGCTTTCGGCAGCACCAGAATTGCTGTTTGGGCAATTCTGTACTTGCGCTTTTGGCAAGCCGGAGGAAAAGTCCTTGACGTAGATCAGGCTAGGTCTGCCCAGACCACGGCGCTTGCGCTCGATGAGGTCGATGTCCTCCAGTTCCCGGAACAGCTTGACCGCCTTATGCTCGGCGCAGCAGAGGGATTCCTGCACTTCCCGGACGGTGTAGATGATATACACCCGGCCCTGCTCGTCCAGCCAGCCATTCTTTGCAGACAGGCTCATGCGGTCCAGCAGGATGCCGTACAGCGTCCGGGCATCGGTGGAGAGCTGCCGGAAGCGGTGGTCTTGGAACAGTGCCTTGGGGATGCGGAAGTAGGAGAACAACTCGCCCGACTGACCATAGAAGTAGTCCAGCGTCATTTGGTGTGTCCTCGGATTTTCAACTGTGAGTGCTTGTTCATGTGGAAAACCTCCTCCCTGATTTCTGCAAAAGAAAAAGCTCACCTTCAATTTTGAAAGTGAGCTATGTAAAAGCAAAACGGTAACAGTAAGTGTCGAGTTTCGTACCCAAAAATTCTTGGGTACGGTTCTGGGTACAAAGAGCCGTTTTAGAGACAAAAAGATACCAAAAGTTACGTCAAAGTACACAAAGACACTTTTATGAAATTATCAGATAGTCACAAGATTCCACAAGAAAAATGGGATTTCAAAATTATCGACGTTCTCATAACCGCGGCGGAAGTGGGGCTGTACGAACAAATCTCCCGTCTGAACAATCATCGTCCTTTTCGGCTTCCCCCGATGAGGGCGACGATCCTAAATTTTTTCGGCACTCTAAGTGTACGGTACGAACTCTTGGCTCCAATGTAACCATGGGTCATCATTTTCTCTTTCGACCAATACAACACCTTGCGGAAGCCGTTGAGGTACTCAAAGTAGGCCATATACCCGACCGTGGGCAACGCGTCACGCTGATCGTCATCCTCGACGAACTGGAATTTGGCTTTTCCGGTTTCCGGGTCTTTGCCGAGGTACTCGCCCTGCTTGATGACCATAACATCCAGATCCTTGTACTGGCCGCTGCGTAAGGCCAGCTGGATGTAGCCCTTATAGCCCAGAACAAACTGTGCCGTGACACTCTCCGGGCGGATCAGCCTGTTGTTGCGGTCATACTTGGCTTTCTGCTTGAAAGGCACGAGGTAGTACTGCCCCAGCTGAGGGGACGGGCTGAGGTTCAGGCTTTCACCCAGCAGGGCACCGGCCAGAATCGTGCCGGCATCGCATTCCTGCAGGGCGGGGTTGACGGCCACCGCCGAGGTAATGCTGGCCGTGAACCGGCGGGCGCGGGCCGGGTCGCGCAGAGTGTTGGAGATCAAGGACTGATAGCCCTTGGTGGTGATTGCCACGGAGAACTTGGGCTTCTGCTGTACCTGCATCTGATTATAAGTTGCCATATTCAATACCTTCCTTTTCCAGATAATGCTTCAAACCGATCAGCTGAGCCTTGGTGCCTTTTGCATAGAAGCGGGTCATCAGGATAGGCTCAGCCGCCGGGGTGGGCTGAAGTTCGGGCTGGGGTTCCGGCTGAGTGTCGGCTTCCGGCAATTCGGACGGCTCCTGCACCGGGGCGGGCAGGTCAACCACCGAAGCCGCCACAACTGCGGCGCGGGCTTTTTCGGCGGCGGCTTCCCGCTCTGCCTGCCGGGCGCGGCGCTCTTCTTCCCGCCGCCGCTGTTCTTCCAGCGCTTTGTGCCGGTCGGCCACGGTCTTGATGGCGGTGGGCAAGTCCAGATTGCTGCGGTACTCCACCATGATCTCGGCGGCGTTGTCCATGCCCTCAATTGCGGCCACGTCGGCCACAATGCCGTCCACGAATGCCTTTGCCTGCTTTTTCAAAGAGGTCAGGCTGTCGCTCATGTTGACTTTCGGGCGGTAGGTCAGATTATCCAGCCAATCAATGTCGGCGGCTTCCACCAGTTCGCCGTAGTAGTCCATGAGCGCTTCCGTCTTCTGAGCCACAATGCCAGAGGTCACATCCGCGATTTTCTGCTTCAGTTCGGCATCTGCCTGCTGGAACGGTGCCGTCACGCACTCCCGGTAGACCTGCTCAAAGGCATTGTAGGGTTCAAGGATTTTGCTCTTGATGGCCGTGCGCTGGGCTTCGTACTCCTTGAATTCCTTGGTAAGCTGGGCGCGGGCATCTTTGACGCTCTTATAGGTTTCTTCGGTGCAGATCAGCGAGGTGGCTTCGGCGGTGCGCCGCTCAATGTCGGCCTTTACGCTGTGAAGCCGCTCGACAATGATAGGCAACTGCTGAAGTTCAATGACCTGCAATGCGGTATCCTGTGCCATATCGCACTCTCCTTTCAATTTTTGAATCGGTCAGTTCACAGCTTTCAATGCGGGCTCCCTGCATTTCAGAGATAATCGGCAGGACCGTCTGTGCAACCTCGTAGTTGTCGATACGGCGGTAGCGGTCGGAGAGGATGGCGCGGGCGGTACCATCAAGGGTGCGAACCATGCGGCGGGTGTCCGGGGACTGCTGGAACCAGCCATTGACGTTTGCCATCAGCAAGCCGGGGTTCTCTGCCCGCATCCGCTCGTAGTAGGGAGCCGGGATCTTCAACTGCAATCCCAGCTGACGGTGGGCATTTTCGTTCAGCTGGAACGGGGTGTTGCCGATCACGAGGTCAAAGTTCTCGTTGACGGCGGTCATCTGCATAGCACCCGCTGTGGCAACGTAGTCCTTTTTGACCTTGGCCTGCCGGTCAAGCTCAATCGCAAGCTCCTGCAAACTTCTTCCGTACTTCATTGAAATCTCCTTTTCTTTCAGAAAAACAACCGGGACAAGCCCGAAATCACATAAACTTGCGGATCAGGTCACCTACCGCGGTATCACGGAGAACACGGCCGAGCCATGCTCCAAAAACATCGAACACGCCCTTGCTATCCAACCAGATCAGCAGCGCCGCCCCAAAAGCGGTCAGCCAGAACTGGAACAACGGGACACGAGCCGCCGCCTGATCGGGGGTGAGGTGGTACATGAACATCAGCAATTCCTGCATCTTTACTCCTCCCTGCCGCAATAGATCTTCTCGGCCTGTTCAACGCTGGTGTCATCGAATGCCCAGTGCAGTTCATGCAGCACCTTTTCGATGGTCTTTTCGTCAAGCCCGGCTCTCTGCATAGCCAGCAGGCAGTATCCGGTACAGGCCGCGTTGCTCCATGCGCCATTCAGCGCAAGTGCTTCAAACAAAGAAATCTGTTCCTCATGGGTCATGTGCGGGTCTCCTTTCTCAGGTGTTCAGCTTTCCATGCGTCCAGCCGTTCACGCCCGCCGGGCTGGCTGACGATGGAAAAGTAAAATTCCAAACATCCCTTTGCCAGTTGGTACTGGGCTTCCGGCGTGATGCTGGAAACATCAACTTTTATGTCGGACATCTTGGATTTCTTTCTCTTGTATAGTCCACTTGATTTCCGACGGGAAATCAGTTAAACTAAAAAACGATGATGCAGCCTTTCTCAGACGTTCCTCCGGGAACGTGGACAGATAACCTTGGTCGGTATGGCGCATCGCTTCCGGCATCGCCCTGTTCCAGCAGGACGGTGCCTTTTTGGTTGCCCCCTCTCCCCTGTCATGCTATACTTGTGCAAAATCAGAAAGGAGAAGCGTATGAATAGAAAATCGGACTGTGAAGCAATAATTTTAAGTCCCGATGAGAAGCGCTTGCTTCGTAAGATCAGCCATCACCCTCATACAAAATGTGACCGGTCTGAGGTAGCTGGACTTTCTTCGATGGGCTTAATCAAAGCAGATCGCGACGAATCAGTTGATATTACTTACCAGCCCATGCACATGCTGGACACCTACTGTGTCACGGACTTCTACCGCATTTATGAAGAATATCTACGGCAGTCAAGAAAATCAGAACTCTTTAAGAGCCTGTGGCTCCCAATCATCGTGAGCCTTGTCACCACCCTAACAGTAAACGCACTGCAATGGTTGTGGCCGCTGCTATCACGATGGTTTTCCAATTCTCTTGTATGAAGTCCACCATCTGAGCCATTGGCCCATCCGCTCCCTTTCCGCTGCGGCGGTTCGGGAGTTTTTTATTTGCGGTCAATTTAGTTCACCTCCACGATGTAACTTATCAAGTTACTCATTCGCCGAAAAAAACAGCCTTGGGATCGTCAATGCTCAAAAGCTCAACGATCTTTGCGGCTTCGTCCGTGCCGAACACACGCTTCTTCAGCTTGCGGGTCAACGTCTGCTCAGAGATTCCGAGCGATTTTGCCAGCTCTTTCTGCGTATATCCGGCCTTTACCATGTAGGATTTCAACAGGTTCACATTTACCGTAGTCGCCACCTCCTTTCGCTCCGCAAGTAACTTGATGGGTCACGAGCATAATACCATCTTTGTGGTAACTTGTCAAGTCATTTTTGATAATTCAATTAAAAATATTGTAAACCGAAAGTTTATCTGTTATAATATAGTTCAAATAGGAGGTAACCGCCATGACCGTAGGTGATCGCATCCGTCAGGTTCGCATAGAGAAAGACATCACCCAACAGGAGCTTGCAGACTGTGCGGGTGTTTCCAAACAGGCCGTTTACAAATATGAAAACAATATCGTTACGAACATCCCGATGGACAAGCTCAGTCTTATCGCTTCCAAACTCGGCGTAACTCCTTGTTTTCTGATGGGATGGGAAGACAACAATTCTGTCCCGGAAGTCCCGGACACAATAAAAGCCGCCCTCCAGCAGGAGGACGGCAAAGTGGCTGAGATTATGGAGCTGTTTGTGAATCTTCCGGCCGACAAGCAGCAGGAGGCCTTGAGCTACCTGCGCTACCTGTCAGCGAGCGCAGATAAGTGAGCAACGCTTCCCGGTCGGCATCCGACAGGGCTTTTACCTGCTCAACGATTTTGGAATAATCTTCCGATTTCATGCGCTGGCATCCCCTTTCCTGTAAGATTGCTCCCGGAAGCAGCTCAAATATAACAGCTTCTTCCCTGCTTTGTCAGCGTTTCGGTAAATTTTTCCGCTTTACGGTAAACTATCCCTAAATTTTCAGCAAAATAAAAACGCCCACGGTGTTACCAGCACCGCAGGCGTTCCAGATCAGCTTACTCAGAGATGGTGCAGGATAAAACCTGCCCAGAGCAATAACAGACCTCGCAGATGTTATTGTACCACCTCCGGGCAGGCTTGTCAAAGTGTACCCGGAGGTATTTTTATGGGCAAAAAACAAAAGACAAACGGCGGCGATGCGGTCATCTACGCCCGCTATTCTTCCCACAATCAAAGGGATGTTTCCATCGAACAGCAGGTTGAAGCCTGCCGAAAGCACGCCGCAGAGCTGGGGCTGACCGTCACTGCCACCTATGAAGACCGCGCGATCAGCGGCAAAACGGATAAGCGCCCCTCTTTCCAGCGTATGATGCGGGATGCCGAGCAGCACAAGTTCGCCTATGTGCTGGCATGGAAAAGTAACCGAATAGGCCGAAACATGATGCAGGCACTGGTAAATGAGAGCCGCTTGGTGGATTGCGGAGTCAAGGTCTTTTATGCCGAAGAAGATTTTGACGATAACGCTGCCGGGCGCTTTGCTTTGAGATCGATGATGAACGTCAATCAGTTCTATATCGAAAACATGGCCGAGGATGTGAAGCGCGGCCTATACGATAATGCCAAAAAGGGACTTGTCAATGGCAGTCTTCCGCTTGGCTATAAGCGTGGTGCCGACGGCAAGCCCGAAATTGACGAACCGAAAGCGGCCATTGTCCGGGAGATTTATACACGAGTCGCCGCCGGGGAGCTTTTTGCCAGCA